ATCAGGCTGCTGCACGCCGGCTGGGAGGCCGCGGGCACGAAGCTCGTTTGGGAGATTAAGGTTCCGTCGATCCCAAATGCGGAATGGCGGTCGCTGACGCTCGACGATGCCGATGGCGCCGACGATCTCAATGGATTGCCCGCGCTTGTGCAGCTTCGCGCCGTCTTCATGGGCACGATAGACCTGCAGCCGGCGATCGTTCTAGACGCTTTCGCGCGCGGCATGACCTTCCGCAATCGTGGCGATTATGTTGCGATCGGAGAGGTCATCAACTTCGGCGTCGCGACGACGACGGTTCAGACCGATTCCATCATCGACGCCTTTGATGCGGTGAAGCACACGGCGGTGCCGAAGCTCGTCATCGGTTCGACGGTCTACACGCCAGGCGTCACCACGATCACGGATGAAGAGTCCGACAATGGCGTCAGGCGGCGAATCCTTGCGGTCTTCACCGTGCCATCGACGACGTCGGCGCGCTATCGGCTCGACATGACATCGACGGAAGTGACCGATGTGCCCTTCCTGCAGAACCGCGCGGTCTACGCGCTTTAGGAGTGATTTATGGCGAGACAGCCGCAGAGAACAACCGTTGCGCCTGATGCGGCGCCTGATGCCACGTTGGCGTATGAGCCGGATCAAATTTACGACGTAAAACTCGCTCGCGCCGTGAAGGTCGGCGGCGCGACCATCCGTCCGCTCGGCGTCCATCAGATGACTGGCGCTGTGCTCAACGACATCATCGCCAGAGAGGGAGCCGATGCCGTCTCCGCCGCCGAACCCCGATAACGGCTATGAACTGCCGTCTGACATGACGTCTTCAAAGGCGAACTGGCAGCCGATTTTCCCGAGCAGTCATGACCGCCTGGCGGCACGCGAAGCGCTCGAAGCGACATTCCAAAACCTGATCAATCTTGGCGTCAGTCAGGCGATCGCTGCGGTTCAGAATGAGATCGCGCCGACGGCCGCCCAGGCGCAGGCCTATGCGCAGCAGATCGAGACGCTCTTAAATAATCTGCTGCTCGCCGGCGTGCCGGCTGATCTCGTGGCCGAGACATTAGCGAAGCGGTTCACGAACGACACTGAACTGGCGGCCAAAGCGCCGCTCAATTCGCCCGGCTTCACCGGAACGCCGACGGCGCCGACAGCAGCGTCGGGCACAGATACGCAGCAACTTGCTAACGCAGCCTTCGTCGCGGCGGCGACTGATGCGCTCGCTGAAACGATGCTTACTGCGCTCGGAAATCGTGTGCGGATCGATGCCGCGCAAACGATCACGACGGCGGAAAAGGCGCAGGTCGCCAGAAATATTCGCCCGAGCGTCGCGACCAAAACCGCAGCATTCACTGTCGGCGCCGACGACATCGGCGCGACGTTCCGCTGTTCCGGCTCATGGACAATGGAGCTGGGCGCCGCGGCCACATTGGGCGAAAATTTTGTTATCTATGTCAAGAACATTGGGGCTGGGATCATCGCGATTGATCCGAGCTCGGCGGAGCTGATCGACGGCCGCGCGACGTTCGACTTGCTCCCAGGACAAAGCGGCGCGATCGTCTGCGATGGCTACTCCGCGTTCGACGTGATCGGCGCGCCGACAGAGATATCGACTTTCATTAGTGCGGCGTCGCAAGCGGACCTCATCATACCGCTGCCGAACGGATACAAATCGCACGAAATCACCATCCACAAAATGCTGCCGGCCTCTGCGGCGCAATTGCATATGCAGGCGTCGGATAACGGCGGAGTCGGCTATCTCAACGCAAGCAATGATTATGCGTGGCAGGTCATTCCGGCGACCTCCACGCCAACGCCATCCTATGCTGGTAGCGACTATGGCGATACGAAGATCATTCTCTCGGGAACGCAGAAAGCGGTGACGTCCGCGATGATCGGTGGCGTCATCAAAGTGCTTAATCCGCTAGAAACCGACGCGAATAAGACCCTTCTTTTCTGGCTCAGATATCGGCAGAATTCGGATGGCATTATCCAATATCTACACGGCGAGGCTGAAATTCCGACGCTTAGCCGATTGACGCATCTCCGGCTATTTTTCCCCTCGGTCAATATTGAGACCGGAAAAGTCACTCTGCGCTCAATCGTTTGAGACAAATCCATGCAATATCGCCCTGATATCTATATGCTCGGCGGCCAATCTAACGCGTCAGGCCGCGGGCTCCTGAGTGAAATGCCGGTTCTTCCGAACTATGCAAAAATTCTGAATTACAACAACGCCGGCAAATGGGTTTATGCGAGTGAGCCTATCGATTCCGAGATAGGCCAGGTTGACGCAGTTTCATTGGATGTTTCGCCGGGCGTCGGTCCAGGGCTCGCGTTCGGAGATAAAATTTTCGACCTGCGTCCGGGCCGATATGTTGGGCTCGTGCCATGTGCCAAGGGCGCCAGCAGCATGGCTGATTGGGGGAGGAACCTCAGTCGCTCCACTCTCTACGGATCAATGATCGCGCGCGCTCAAGAAGCGGCTGCTTCTGGATCGCTCAAGGGAATGGTCTTTTATCAGGGTGGGACCGATACGTCGTTAATGGCGCTGGTCAACGCATGGCCGGATGGACTTACACAATTCGTTACTGACGTCAGGGGTGACCTCTACGACCCTTTCTTTCCATGCCTCTTTGTTGTTCTCTCCCCAAATCCAAATGACCCCGGATATCCATATTACGCAGAAATGGTGGCGGCTCAAACGAACATGACGTTGCCACCCAACGTCGGTCGCGTCACCGCGAACGACCTCGCCGTGAAGCCGGGCGATCCATGGCATCTCAGGACTGCATCGCAGATCATTCTCGGTGAGAGAATTGCCGTAAAGAAGGCTGAGCTTTTAGCTGCTCTCGGCCGGTGAGCCCTGCCTTCTGCCCAAGCGCCCCCGTAACCGTCTCCTGAGTTCCACCTTCCATGACGCGGAGCGCCGCATGTTGCGGTCGCTTTGCCGATCGCCGCCGCCATGATCGCCGTGGCGATGCTTCTGCTCCTCGCGCTGTGATGCGTGCGGCGTTCTTCGCGCGCGCGAGCCGCTTTCGCGCGTGCGCTGGCCCAAAAACCGCTGCGCACTTTTCGGGCGACCTGGTTCTTCTTCGCGCCGCTGAACGGAAAACCGCTGCGCACTTTTCCGCGCGGCGCGTCGCCAGAAAATTTTCGTAGCCAAGAGCGAGGGGGAGCCTCAATAGGGTGAGGCCTTCACATGCGCGCGTCAAGCGCCTTTGAGACCGCCTTGAAGGGCTCTTCAAAATGCCGATCAATGAATTCCTCCACGGCGTCGAGACGATCGAAATTCTCTCCGGCAATCAGCCGGTGCAAATCAATAAGATGGCGGTCCCTTACATTAATGGCACCGCGCCTGACGCCGACGCCGCCGCCTTTCCGCTCGATGAGCCGGTGCTGCTCGCGAGCCGGCCGCAGAAAGCGTTGAAGCTCGGCGCGACCGGCACGCTGCCGGCCGGCGTGCGCGACTTCTATGCGGAAGGCGGCGGCGCGGCCATCATCTGTCGCGTCGCGCCCGGCGCCAATGAGGAGGCGACGATGACCAATCTCATCGGCTCGCTCGCGTCGAAAACCGGGCTCTATGCGGCTCTCGGCGCGCGCGCCCATGTCGGCGTCGCGCCGCGCACGATCATCATTCCCGGTTTCACGGCACAGCGTCCCGGCGACGCCTCCAATCCCGTCGTCGCGGCGGCGATCGGCGTCGCCGACCGTCTGCGCGGACGCGTCTACGCTTCCGTTCCGTCGACAAGCATCGATGACGCGCTCGAATGGCGCCAGGATTGGGCTTCCGACCGGCTGCTGCCGATCTACCCCAACATCCTCGGCTGGGACCCGGCGACCAGCGCCTATGTGACGCGCCCGGCGGAAGCCGCCTTCGCCGGGCTCACCGCGCGCGTGCATCGCGACAATGGCTTCTGGTTCTCCCCTTCGAATTTCGCGCTGCGCTCGATCGGCGGCGTCTCCAATCCGGTCGACTGGGTCTCCTCCGACCCCGATTGCGAGGCGAATATCCTCAACGAGAACCGCATCGCCACCGTCATCAATATGGGCCAGGCGAGCGGCGTCCAATATGGCGGCTGGCGGCGTTGGGGCAACCGCACCACCGCCGACGACGCCAATTGGGTCTTCGAGTCCGTGCGCACCATCGCCGATGCAGTCTATGAGGCGCTGGACGAGGCGACGCTCTGGGCGGTCGACAAGCCGCCGACGAAGCAGCTCCTTGTCGACATGACCGAGCGCGCCGATCGGTTCTTCAAATTCGGCAAGGATCAGGGCTTCCTCGTCGGCGGACGTTGCTGGCTCGATCCCGAGGACAATACGCCGGCGCAAATGGCCAATGGCGTTTTCGTCTGGCGCATCGACCCGGAGCCGATCGCGCCGATGGAGCACATTGTCTACAAGGCCCAGCGCAATCAGGACTATTACGAAAGCTATCTCGGCGACATTTCCGCGATGATCGCGACGGGAACCTAAGGAGGCGTCGATGGCGCAGCTCGATTATGTGCTTCAGGCGTTTTCCGCCTATGTGGACGGCTTCCCCAAGCTCGGCTCCGGCGAGCGCATCCAGACGCCGATGTTCAAAAAGGCGATGGAGAAGTTCCGCGGCGGCGGAATGCTCGCCGAGCGCGAAATCTCGATGGGCTATCAGGCCTACACGCTGGAGGTCAACCTGTCGGAATACGACCCGCAAGTGCTGTCGCAATGCGGGCTGTTCTCGCGCAAGGATTTGCCGCTCTCCGTGCGCGGCCATTTCGACGGAGACTCCAACACGTCGCATACGGGGGTGCTGACCTGCCGGGGCGAGTTCAAGGAGATCAATCCCGACGCCTGGGAGCCGAGCAAGAAGGCCGGGATCAAGACGGTCGCGACCTTGCAGGCGCTCAAACTCAAGATCGACGACAAGCTCATCTATGAGATCGATATTCCGAACGGCGTCTATGTGTTCGGCGACGAGGACGCCGGCGCGCGCGTTCGCGCGTCGATCGGATTTTAGATCGCGCCGCGCCCAAAGCGCGTAGCGGTTTTGGGAAGCGGTGACGCGAAAAAGACAAGGAGCGCGCGATGGCCGAGGAAGCGAAGAAGGACGAGAAGAAGGAAGCCGCGCCGCCGGCCCCGCGCGTTGTCGATTTCGACGCGGGAGAGACTTGGGGCAAGGAAACAATCCCGCTTGGTCGCCCATTCAAGATCGACGGCGTGACCCATCACGGGATCGAGCTGCGCGTGCCCTCCGGCCTCGATCTCGCGCGCCACCGCGATAGCGGCGGCACGCTCGTCGATTTCGCCATCGGGCTCTCGACGCTCGACGCGAAGGTGTTCAACGCCATGCATGCCAAGGACCTCGCCACGGTGCTCGCGAGGGCCAATAGTTTTTTGTCCTGACGCCCGATGCGCTGGCGGGCGCTCTCGACGAGATCGGGCTCTGTTTCCACTACAGCCGGCGCGAGACGATGGCCATGCCGCTCACGGACATCAAGCGCCTCCATGACCGCGCTGCGCTGCATCTGCGGCTGGTCTATGGTCTCGGGGGTTCGTGATGCGCATGTCCCGGAAAAGTGCGCAGCGGTTTTTCGATAAGGACATGCGAAAAATATGAGCATGACCGTCGAGATGATCCTACGCCTGATCGACCAGGCGTCGGCGCCGCTGCGCGGCGTCGCCGCCGAACTCGGCAGGGTCAAGTGCGAGTCCGAAAAGCTCAACGCCGCCCAGGCCGGCGGCGTGAAAGCCGCCGACGCGCTCGCGCATCAGCAGGCATGGAGAGACGCGCAGGCGGCTCATCGCGACTATAACGCGAACATCATCGCAGGGACGGCGGTGATCGCTGGCGCCACGGCGACGGCAGCGATCGCGGCGGCGGGTTATGGGCTAAAGCAGGCCGTCTTGTTCGAGAAGGCCATGGCCGACGTCAAGAAGAAGGTCGATCTCCCGGAGGGCGAGAGCTGGGAGAGCGTCGAGCGCATGATCAACCGCACCTCGCGAGAAATTGGCATCGGCCGCGAAAAGACCGCCGCGCTCGCTGAGGCGGCGGCCGCCGCTGGCGTAGAATATCGCGATCTTGCCGGCTTCATGGATATTGCCGCCAAGGCTGCCAGCGCCTGGAAGATGACGCCCGAACAGGCAGCCGACAATCTCGCGAAGATCAAAGCGCTCACTCGATGGTCCAATCAGGAGCTGCAAGACTTCTCCGACAAAGTCGCCAAAGCCGATATGACGTCCGCGGCGAGGGCGTCGGACATCATCGAAATGTTCGGCCGCTCGGCGAGCGCCGCGAAAGCCGCCGGAGTGGACTATGATACGACGCTCGGCATTCTGACCGCCGTGCGCTCCGCCGGCATGGATGAATCGGTGACGGCGCGCTGGTTCAACGCCTTCACGTCGACGTTACGAACGGCGGGAGAAGGCGGGCGCGGCGCCAAGGCGGCGGCCGAAGGCTTCAAGGAGTTGGGGCTCTCGATCGAGCAGGTCCAGCAGGGCATGCGCGCGGCGCCGACACAGACCATTCTCGACGTGCTCGATCGGCTGCAAAAGAGCCCCGACCAGGCCGCCATCGGGGTCAGGCTTTTCGGCCGGCAATGGTGGGACGAGGCGGCGCGCGCCGGCCAGGCGCTCCCCGAAATTGTCAAACAGCTCGAAATGATCTCAAGCGGGACATGGAAAGGGGCGCTCGACAAGAGCATCGCGACCGACCTTGCGACGACGACCAAGCATTTGGAACGCTTTAAATCGCTTGTCTCGGAGATCGGCGACAATATGATGCGCTGGGCGCTGCCGCCGATCAATAGTCAGATCGAAAGACTCCTGAAGACCTATGACACGGCGCAGAAAACGGGCTTTCTGCCGGGGCCGGACGGCCAGCCGATAGATCGGCTGAAGGACAAGGAGCCGGTCCCGTTTTCCGAGCGCAATCGACAGCGCTTCCTGCGTCACATTCCGCAAGGCGAGTCGGTCGAGGACTATGAGCGCCGGATCAACGTCAATCGCCCGTCGCTCCCCACATTCGCGGCCGGCGCGGGCGCCAATGTCTCACCTGATATCGACCTCTCCAAAATCCACGCGGCGGTCGGCGAAGCGCAAAAGGCCGGCGAGGACATCAAAGCGTCGCTCGGCGTCACCGCCCGGCCGGAGGTCGACTCCTCCGCGATCGACGGGCTGCTCGGCAAGCTGCGCGAGGCGCGCGCCCAGCTCTCGGCGCTCGGCGCGCAGGCAAACGCCGTGGCGACGCAAGTGTCGCGCGGCGTGGCCGCCGGGTCGCACGCGCTGCATGACGGGCCGGAGGCGAGGTAAATGGCCGGCGTGCTCATGGGCTGGGGGCCTTTCCGCTTCGAGTGCGGGCGAACCGCCTTCGAGCAGCTCCGCGAGCGCGCCGCCGGGCGCTGGGAGAAGCACGCGATCATCGGCCGTCGGCCGGCGGGCCAATATCTTGGGCCGGACGAAGAGACGGTGACGTTGCGCGGCACGATTTTTCCGATCGCCGGGATTGGCGACGCGGGAACGGTGCAAGGCCTTATCGACGCCGCGCGATCGGGCATGGTCACGACGCTCGCGGCGGCCGACGGCTCGATCCTCGGTCCCTATCGGTTGGAGAAGGCCGAGCGCGTGCTGACCGATCATCTGCCCGGCGGGAGCGCCCAAAAGATCGTCTACGACCTCGAATTCCACGCCCATGACGACGGCGAAGGGCAGATTTGGAGCCTGTGGCCATGAGGGCGGCAGTCGGCAATAGGCAGTCGGCGGGTCGGTATTCTCCGACTGCCGAAGCCCGATTGCCTACTGCCCTAACGGAGCGATGACGGATGCACATCTATGTGACGAAACAGGGCGACATGGTCGACGCGATCGCCAAGCGCGCCTATGGGACCGAGCGCGGCGGAACGACCGAGGCGCTGCTGGAGGCTAATCGCGGCATCGCCGATCTCGGCGCGAAGCTTCCAGAAAACATCACGATCATTATCCCCGACCTGCCGCCGCGCGCGCCAACGGAGCTGCGCACGGTCGATTTGTGGGCGTGAGCATGAGCGTCGAGCGCCTCCACTGCTGCGTGCCGTTCTGCAAGCGCACTTGCAAACACATGGAGTGCGATCCGCTCAACGCCGACGGCTGGGAAGTGATTTGCGCCAAGCATTGGCGCGCGATCCCGCCCAAGAGACGGCGGGCCTATGCTCGCGTTCACAAGATTTGGTGGGGCAAGGACGGGCGCGGAATGACGCTTGGCGAGATCATGGCTCATCCTAAATGGGGGCGGCGTGGGGTTCATCGCGCCGCAGCGGAACACCTTTGGAAACGCCTTAAGCGCGAGGCGATCGAGCGCGCGGGAGGCATCGCGTGACTCCCTTCGTCGAGATCAGCATCGCAGGCCGCGTCATCGGCGGCGTCGGCAAACGCGCGTTGCCGGGCCAACTCGTCGAATATGACGGCGAGCATGCCGACGAGCTGCATCTCTCGATCTCCAATTATGACGGCATGCTGCAAAAGCCGCGCAAGGACGAGCGCGTGACGGTGCGGCTCGGCTGGAAAGAAACGGGCGTCGCCAAGATCGGCGAATTCGTCATTACCGAGATCGACAAGGTGGGGCCGAGCGCGCAGTTCCACATCGTCGGCCATTCTGCCGATCTGAAGAAGACGCTCAAGAAGCAAAAGACCCGCGCCTGGAAAAAGGACAAAAAGCTTGGCGACGTGATCAAGGATGTCGCGAAGGACAACGACCTTCAGCCGGCGATCGACAGCGAACTGGAGAAAGTCGAAATCGAGAAGATCATCGCGCAGACTGGCGAGAGCGACATGCATCTCGTGACGCGCCTCGCCCGCCAATATGGCGCGCTCGCCAAATTCAAGGACGGGCGGCTGGTCTTCGTCAAAAAGGGTAAGGGAACGACGGCGTCCGGCCAGCCGGCCGAGCGCGAGACGATCACGCCGAACGACTGCGTCGGCTTCACCTTTCATTCAGGCGCGCGCAACGAGCGCGGCAAGGCCAAGGCGACGCATTACGACCGCTCCAAGGCCAAGCGCAATGTGGAGGAGAGCCGTGGCGGCGGCGACGACGGCTCGCCCGACTATTTCCACCCGCACTCTTACGGGACGCAGATCGAGGCCCTGACCCAGGCGCGCAGCCGCAAAGAGGATTTCGACCGCGCCAAGGCGGGGTTCAATGCGACGCGCGCGCCGGGGCGCATCGGCGTCGCGCCTGGCGGCGTGGCGCAGACGCAGGGCTTCGGCGACGACGACGATCGGGAGTGGACCTGCAAGAAAAGGCTCTTCGGCTGGAACGCGCAGGGGCTGATCGTGCGGCAGGATTTCGAGCCGAAGGAGGAAGGGTAATGAGCGAGGCTGTGGACGCGGGGCATTTGCGCGCTTTCGTCGAGCGCATCGAGAAGCTCGAAGAGGAGAAGCGGTCTATCGGCGACGACATCAAGGACGTCTATGCCGAGGCCAAGGGGACGGGCTTCGACCCGAAGGTCATGCGCAAGATCGTCTCACTGCGCCGACAGGACCGCGACAAGCGCCATGAAGAGTAGGAAATCCTCGACCTATATCTGTCCGCGCTGGGGATGGCGTAGGGCCGGGACATGATCGAGAAGATCGCCGCTCTCATTGACGCCGAATGTAATCGGCGAGGGTTCTCCGACAAAAATGCGTTGATCAGGAGAATTGGCGATCTCGAAGAAGAGCTAAAGCAAGCCCGTCGGCTCCTATCGAGAGACGTTGTCGATCGATATCGATTCGGGTTTACGCCTCTGGAAAATCTCATAGTCAACCAACTCTGCAGTGTTTCTCCTCGCATTGTGACTTTGGGGCACTTGATCGATGCCGCGGAGCTGATTTTTCGGCGCAGTCTATCGATCCAGGGTTTGCGCGTCGCCGTTCATAAGGCGAATCGTAAACTGGGCTCAGTCGCAAAAATCAGGTCGGAGACGGCCATCGGCTATTGGATGGAGAAGGAGAGCGCCGACGCTATTCGTCGGGAGGTCTGAAAGTAGCGGGGCCGGGTCGCCCCGGACGCGGGAGAGCCGGCAAGCATCAACCCGCGCAGCGCAAACTCTCGATAACGCTCCCCGCCGCCGTCGTCGACGACGAAAGGGAGGATGCGGAATCGGGATTAAGGAACAATGGATGAGCGAAGCGACTGGCGAGAGGTTGAGCCTGTCTCGCCGGCGGCCGGCTGGATCGGCGGCAAGAAACAGCTGGCGAAGCGCCTCTGCGCCATCATCGAATCGGCGCCGCATCGGGTTTACGCCGAGCCTTTCGTCGGCATGGGCGGCGTGTTCTTCCGGCGGCGCAAGGCCGCGCGGGTAGAGGCGATCAATGACGCCGATCGCGACGTCGCGAACTTCTTCCGTATCCTGCAGCGCCACTACCAGCAGTTCATGGATACGCTCAAATGGCAGGTCGCGAGCCGCGCCGAGTTCGAGCGATTAGCCGCGCAATCACCGGAGCTGCTCACCGATCTGGAGCGGGCGGCGCGCTTCCTCTATCTGCAGAAGCTCACTTTTGGGGGCAAGGTGCGGGGCAAGAGCTTTGGGATCGACACGCATGGTCCGGCGCGCTTCGATCTCAATAGGCTCGGCAGCGTGCTGGAGGCGGTGCACGAGCGCCTGGGCGGCGTCTGGATCGAATGCGCCGACTGGCGCGACTTCATCGCCCGCTGGGACCGGCCGGAGACGCTGTTCTATGTCGACCCGCCCTATTACGGAACAGAGGGCTATTACCGGGCGGCCTTTCCGCGCGCCGATCATGAGGCTTTGGCGGCGCTTTTAAGCGGCCTTAAAGGGCGATTTGTGCTGACCATGAACGACAGCAAGGAGACCAGGGCCATCTATCGGGCCACAGGCGGTCGGATTGAAACGGCCGAGCTGACCTATACGGCCGCCGGCGGCCGTGGCGCCAAGCGCGCGGGCGAGATCATTGTGAGGCGGTTGTGAGCGAATGGCCATGGCGTGGGGAGGTCTCTGCGCCCGCTACATGGGGCACTGCCATTTGATCTGTCGCGGAATGCCATTTGATTTGTCGCGCTACACGGTCAGCCTTCGGCTGCCGGGAATGACACGCTGAGCCAGATCAAGTCTGCCCCGGCTTCAGCCGATAGAAAATATGACGTCCGATCGCGTCCATTTTGGTCAGCGCGCGAGACCAGCGAGGCCGCACATAAGTGGCGTGATAATGCGTCGAACGGCCGACGTCTGAGATGTAGGTCCGCCCGTTCATTACTTCATTGGCGACGCGCACCGCTTGTTCCCAGGCGTCGCCTTCGGTGATGCGGAGCGACCTGCCTTCGCAGGCGAAGGAGAACTGGCATCCACGATAGCGATGGCGGTTTTGATAGACCACGCCGCAGACGCTTGCGGGATAGAGGCCGCTCTGGACGCGATTGAGCACGACCTGCGCGACGGCGGCCTGCCCTGCCTCGGGTTCGCTGCGCGCCTCGAAATAGACCGCTTCCGCCAGACAGCGAGTTTCGCGCCCAAGCTTCTCTGGGTCGATTGAGGCGGCATAATCCGGCCGCGCCGCGTCATCCTTGCCGGGAACAGACAGCGCCAGCGTCGCGCCTTGGAATGACGACACTTCGATCGGCACGGCGTCCGGCTGCGCCGGCGTCGATGATCCCAGCGCCACGGCGCGCGGC